TACTCCACACCTATTCTATCAAAAACTTTTGCAACACTTCTTGCCGCCCAAATATCCACATCCAATGTAGTTTGTTTTTTTATACTATGTAAAACTTCATTTTCTTTTTTTTTAAATTCTTTTTTTAATTGATGAGCTTTCTCTTCATCAACTCTAATACCTCTACGTCTTGTATCAATTAATATAGGCAGCAGATCCATCTCCATCTCCCACACATCATTTAAACTTTGTTTAGATATTTCTGTTTTAAATCTATCCCATAATCTTAATGTTAACCCTGCATCTTGTTCTGCGTAAAAACCCACATAACCAGCGGGTAATCTCCACATGTCCGCTTTTGGATCTATACCCCATTCTTTAGCTTTTTCACTTAAGAAAGTTTCATTTTTAAGTTCACCTAAATAATCTTTAGCACAAGCATTCAAACTAAAACTAAATCTATTTTCATTAATCAAAGCTGCAGCAATCATAGTGTCTACAATTTTTCCTTTAATTTCAAATCCATTAACTAATAACCAACCCACATCATAACTTGCATTATGAAATATTTTAGTTGCAGGTAGTTTTAATACGTCTTGCATCCAAGCAGTTGTGATCGCAGAGTCCATGTTACCTCCTGCGTCATGAGCTATAGGAAAGTACCACTGTTGGCCAAGTGCAGCCACTGCAAAACCTACAATATAACCATCAAAAGTTGCCCAGCCGGGTCCTTTAGTTTTAATGTTTGGATCTTTAGTTTCTAAGTCAATTGCAATCTCAGTTGCTTTAGATAAATCTGGATACTCCGCTGGACAAACCCAATCAGAGTCGTTGTATATAAAATTTAATTGGTGGGTCATTGTATTTTCCTTCTTAGGTTAGCGTCTTCTATTGATACAACTTTTTTAAAAGGGATGTTCATTTCAAACAATGCGCACTCAGAACAATAATAATTATATTCATGAATTATGGTTGCAACCCATTCATCACAACGTTCACACATAATTAATTTATTTTTTCTTTTTTTTGGCATCTTGCATTTTTTTAATTTCTAAATCACAATAATGTTTAATTTTTTGTAAATCTTCAATACCATTTTTATATGGATATCTCAAAACATATTTTACGACATTACCTTGAAAAAAAGTAAGTTCATTTTTAGAAATGAATTCATAGGGTTGTATTAAATAATGCTGATAATGAGATCCTCCAACTTGTGTATCTTGTGGGAAAGTTTCATCGAACATGTTTTTATCTGACATAGTTAGCCTCGTATTGTTTGTAATATTTTCCTAATGGAAAATTATATTGATGATAGGTACCCAACAGATGGAGTGTGCTTTTAGATCTAGTGGCACCTGTATACCAAACCCTAAGTTCTTTTACTTTATCTGCTAAATTTTTCTTATCGAAGTGTGATGGAAAATTACATTTGCTTGCCAGGACAACATTATCTGCCTCACCACCTTTCACTTGATGTATTGTATCTATAATTATTTTTGGCGGTTGACTAAGATCTACACCTTCACTCATAAGTTTTTGAAAATATTGTTTGTCCTTGTCCTTAAATTTTCTTTTAAACACTTGATTCCACAGACCTTTTTCATCTCTCATACCACACCTTAAATGTAATTCATCAAAAGTAAACACTTGATTTGGGTGTGCAAAACTCCATTTCTTACTGTCCGTTGACCGGTATCCGTGGTCAATGTTTAACAAAAACTCATACATGGTTACAGCTTCTTCTCTAGTAATACTTCCACCTTCACATATCTTCTCCCAATAATTAATTGCTGAGAATTGGTTCGGATCAAATGATTTATTATTCTTCTGGTCTTGGTAATATAATCCTAGGTTTCGGGCCTCCTGCTGGAGCTCTCTTTTTACATCATTAATTCTAGCTAACACCATCCAACTTCCTTTCATAGTCCAAGGAACTTTCTTTAATCCATTCCACCTATAAACAGCACCCTCTTTACCGTTAGAATAAAACTCTTTAGGTATACGATTGTTACCCATAGAATTTAATAAACCTTTAGAAAAAAAATGTATGTCTTTATTTAATCTTACACTTCTCTTTAACACCAAAGACTTACCTGGAAAAGTTTGAAACAAGTTTACATCAGCACCGTTCCATTCATAAATAGCTTGGTCATCATCACCTGCAATATAAACTCTTTCCACTGCACCTGCCATTTTAACTACCATGTCCCACTGCAGGGGAGTTAGATCTTGGGCTTCATCAACCATTAAAATTTTAAATGGAACTACAAGGCCATCATCAATAAACTTTTTTACCATGTCTGTGAAATCTAATCTGTCCGCTGTTCGGTGTCCGTCATCCGTTTCAATAACCTTAAATTCTTCGTAACCTGCTATAATAGATTTAAACTGCTGAAGTCTTACTGCTTTTCTTGGTTGCTGTTTATACAACGACACAGGATCCACCTTCATGTTTCTTGCTCTATCATAAATTTGTAAAGACCAATTGTTATATACTTTTTGATCATCCCAAGTATCTTTGTAACCAACCTTCACTGTTCCATATTGAGTGTGAAATGTTAGTAGATCTGCCTTAGGATCTAAAACGGGAATTTCAGCAAACTGTTGTCGGGCCAGAGAATGTAGTGTTCTAAAATATGAGAAAGCATCTTCGTCATAACCTTTAAACTTTTGTCTAACTCTTGCAACACATTCGTTAACAGCTTTGTTAGTAAAAGATACGTAACAAATTTCGTCTGGAGAATAACCTTTCTCCAGATACCTTTTAACTCTTTTAAGTAAGTTCTCTGTTTTGCCTGTTCCTGGTGGTCCAAAAATTTTAATTGTCTTCCCACGCAGCTGTTGCTTTAGTAAATTTGACATCTTTGTTTTTATGCTCCGTTTGTTTTGGTAAAACTACAACCCAATGTCTAGTTTGTATTCCCTTGAACTTAGCTTTAGGTAAAGCTTTTCCTTGCTCAAGAAACCTAGTACATTCTTTTTCGTTCCAATTATAACCCATTTTTTTCATAAAAGATCTGAACGTTTCAAGTTTAAATCTCATCTCACCTTCATCTTTCCAGATATTCCCAGAATCTATTTGATCAAATTCTGTAGTGTCTTCAATATCTTCAATGAACTTTGTCATCCTAGAGTTAAACACATCTTCTTGTTCTTCTCCTGCATTAAACCCTTCCATGTCTTGCTTGTTAGTTATTAATTCATCTAACCAATCTCTGTATGGATCTGGATCTCTTTTACTTGGTTTAAGTGATCTCCAAACAATGTCGTAGTTAAGTAATTGTTCACCCAACAACTGCTGTTGGTATAATTGTTTTGTACTAAGTCTAATTGATTTACCTTGAATAGGTAAAATCCAATAAGGTTCTGGATAAGAATTTACTTTTAAAAGTTTACCAACCTCAGGCAAAGCTTCGTTGTTACCTATACCGTGCTTACGTCTTAAACACGTGCTTGATGAACAGTGCATTCGTGCAATAGAAGTCTTACACTTATAGGCATATTCTTTATTCTCAACACCCTTAAAAATATTATTTAATTCTTGTGGATGTAATGGTTCTGAGCAAACCTTAGTCATTAAGTTTCTAGTCCAATCTTCATACATAACTGGATCTGGATTTATTTTCTTAGCTAACACAGCAACGTTAAACATTGCATCATTACGACCTTCACCTTTTTGAACTTTGTTTTTCATAAAGTTTACAACACAAGGTGGAAATTCTTTAGTCTCATCATCTTGAAATATTTTAAGCTTATGAAACTCTTTAGGATTTAATCTATACTCAGAAACAAACTTATATAAGTTTTCTAACTTAATTGAATTGCCATCATTATCCATAGCATTCCTAGTCGTCTGGTGAGCTTTTTGATAAGGTAAGTTTACAAAATTACCTTTTCTTTTTTTATTCCAATCCTCAGGTGTTAAATCAACTTCATCCTGCGCTGGATAAATATCTGTTGTACTATCGTTAACACCTAGGTCAGACGCAAGTTCAATTAATTTTTTTCGCATTGAAGATGCAGGAACTACACCATCAATAAATAAAACTAAATGGAGTCCGTTGGATTTCGATCTGAATGGGATGAGTGGGTATTTCCTTTTCCGTATAACCGATATAACGTCCTTATGCTGTATATTATAACGATCAACATCGATGACCCCCCAACTGCATGTATTATCATCTCGAATGGGAACGGATCCATAGTATTTTTCTCCTTTTAAATGTTGTAACCAATCTTCCCTGGTCATAGGCCTAGGCTCAACCCAATGTTTAAATTCTTGCTTACCATCTCGACCTCTTGTTTGGCCTAATGGTCTTGAAGCACCAAAATATGTAATAGAACCCTGGAAGAGTTCTACAAACTCCTCCAGGGTGTTGTCAAGTACGTCCATACTAGAATGGTGATTTTTCTACTTGCTGTTCTTCTTTACCGTGGTTAACTCTGACAGAACCTTTTTTACATGATTCGTAAAAATCATAAGCTCCTTTGATTATGTCTTCGCTCCCCACTGTACCGATATGCTCTATCTCCCAACCATACCAAGAACCTAAATTGTTTTTTTCTAAAACAGTTTTAAGTGTGTACATTTGAGTAAATGGTGCAGGTCTAAAAAAGCCCTTACCATCTTTTTTCTTCTGTCTCAAAGACATCATCATTGAATTCCATTTTTTGGATTTCTTTCTTTGAGTAGATTTCATAGTAATCATAGCAGTAGAAGATTTTTCTGGTTCCACTATTGTTACATAATGAGAAGCAGTTTCTTCTATGTAGTTACCATTTTCAAGTCTATCCTTGCCTTTTTCATCTCTTGTCGTCTTAGACATTATATCTGAATCAGCTGAATAA